AACATCAAACGATGGTTGTTACCTGATGACAGGGAGAATGTATTATTCAAAGCTACCCATGTCAATCATCCATCTAATGTGTGGACTAGAGAAAGTTTAAGCAATTACATGATGTTGTTTAAGTTGTACATGGCATGTATTGCAGAGTATAAATATAGATATGGAAAAGTTCACGGTTCGTCTAGACCATCGGTGTATCTACAAAGACCACCTAAGAACATTCCAGATATAGGATTGACTGAAATACCACAAGCAATGCCAGACTATTGTAAGGTTCCAAATGATCCAATTAGTGGATACAGGAATTACTACATAAACGAAAAGTCACATTTTGCGAACTGGAAAAACAGGGAGAAACCATTATGGATTTAAGGGTTGAAGTTGATATCCTAAAGAGAAACTTAAAAGAACTAAACAAACAATATTATGATGCACTTAAAAGAATTGGTGAATTGGTAGAAGAAAATGAAAAACTTAAATCTGCAGCCGTTCCCGATCTTCCCGAATCAGAAAAATCGCCTTTGAGCACTCAAACCAAAGGATATCCAAGTGAAGTGTGGGTTAAAACTCAAATGCGAGGACACTGATAAAAACTCAAAAAAAAATGATTGAAAAAAATACCCAAATAAAGGAAAAACAAATCATGAAAAATATTATTTTATTACTATTACTAACACTTATACCATCAATTGCTTCTGCTGCAGCTAAGATCGTTGTTGACGACACAAAATGGGTGAGTATCGGTGCCGGACTCAGGACAACCTTTACCGCTGTTGAAGATGGTGCTGACGGTGGAGACAGTTATTCAAAAGACTTCGCTGTACAAAGTGTTCGATTATATTTAAACGGACAACTCCATGAGAATTTGAAACTGGAATTTAACACAGAATGTCATAACGATTGTACGGTAGATAAGGATGTAGAAATTCTTGATGCAATCGTCAAATTTGAATTTATGTCAGAATTTAATGTATGGGCGGGTCGTATGCTCCAACCAACGGATCGCATTGAACTCAATGGCCCGTACTTTGGTCTTACATGGAATCAGTACAATGTAGCACTTTTACCAGCTGACTATTCAACTGGAAATGCGGGACAGTTCGGCAGAGATGAAGGTGTAACAGTCTGGGGCTCTTTCGATAAGTTTCAATATGCAGTTGGGATATTCGACGGGTTAGAAGGCGGAGCAAATGTCAAAGACAACATGACCTACGTTGGACGTTTCTCATATAACTTTCTAAATAAGGAACCCAATCCAGGCTACTATACGAGTAGCACCTATTTTGGGGAGGCTGGTGACATTTTCACAGTAGCGTTTGCAGTTCAACATCAATCAGATGGAACAGGCACCGCAACAGAACAGGGAGACTTTACCGCTTACCTTGTTGACTATTTGTTCGAGAAACCGCTTGGAGATGACCTTGGCGTTTTGACAATAGAAGGTGAGTATAAAATTTTTGATGCAGAAACAAGTGCTGCTGCGTTAGCAGACCCCAGTTGTTTTTGTATGTTTGATGGAGATGCTTTCTTTGTAAGTGCGGCCTATCTATTACCAAAGAAAATCGGCATAGGGCAATTCCAACCGTATGTACGGTATGTGGAAAATACCCCCGATGGATCGAATTTTGGAAGAGATAGTGACCTCTACGAACTAGGAACGAATTACATAATCTCTGGGCACAATGCCAAAGTCAATTTTAATTATACATCTGGAGATGCATCTTTAACTGGTCGAGCTGGTTCCGATGTTAATGCGTTTTCAGCTGGTGTTCAGTTTCAATTTTAAGGAGAACTCTCGGATGCCAACTTATGAAATTATGGATGATGAAACAGATGAATACCATACAATTTTTTGTAAGTATTCAGAACTAGAACAATACCTAATCGACAATCCAACGTGCAGAAAACTAATCTCTGCACCAGCTATTGTCGGTGATCATATTGTGAAACGAATGGACGGTGGTATGAAAGAAGTATTCAGTCGAGTTGCAGAAGGTCATCCTAACAGCCCACTTGCAGATAGGTTTGGTGACAATCGAACTACTGCAAAGAAAAAAGTTGAGAGTGTAGGTAGAAAACATGGGCTAGTCAAAGACGGTTCACATGTTGTGCCCAACCTTAGTAATACATACAAGACAACATAAAGGGCGAAAATGTCAAAGAAAAAAGAAATCAACCACTCCGACTTAGTTCAAGTAAAACCAATTACAGACAATCAAGAAGATGTATTTAAAAGTTGGAAAGATGGTAAGAACCAGTTTCTTTGTGGTTGCGCTGGTACAGGGAAAACATTTGTATCACTGTATCTTGCACTAGACGAAGCGTTAAAAAATCAATCACAATACGACAAAGTAATTGTGGTACGTTCTCTCATACCTACAAGAGAGATTGGATTTCTGCCTGGCGATGAAGAAGACAAGGCTGCACTCTATCAAGTTCCTTATGCGAACATGGTACAGTTCATGTTTAAACAACCGAATGAACAAGCGTTCAGTGTTTTATACGACAGATTAAAATCTCAAGGAAGCTTCTATTTTCTATCGACATCTTTTTTGCGTGGATTGACTTTTGACAATGCAATCATCATCGTGGATGAATGTCAGAACTTAAACTTCCATGAATTAGATACCATCATCACAAGAGTCGGACAAGACTCCAAGATATTTTTCTGTGGTGATTTTATGCAAACAGATTTAACTAAACAGAATGAAAAAAATGGGTTACATGACTTCATGAGAATCTTAGAAGAAATGGATGAATTTAATATTACCGAATTTACGATTGGTGATATTGTCCGTTCTGGATTCGTGCGAAGTTATCTCATTCAGAAAACTAAACTAGGATTGGGATTTGAATAATGGCTTATAAACTTTCAACAAGATCGCGAGAAAAACTAATCGGAATTGATTCCAAACTAAAAGAAGTTGTCTCTCTTGCGATTACATATACAAAAATAGACTTTGGCGTTATCGAAGGGGTACGCACTGAAAACCGACAGAGAGCACTGGTAGAGTCTGGTGCATCTAAAACAATGAAATCAAAACACTTAGAGGGTCGAGCAGTTGATCTGATGGCTTACGTTGACGGTCGTGGGTGTTGGGAATTGAATGTCTATGATGAAGTTGCAGATGCAATGAAACGTGCAGCTATCGAAGTCGATGTTGCAGTTCGTTGGGGTGCAGCTTGGACTGTTACCGATATTCGTGAATGGAACGGTACTATGGAAGAGGCGATGAACTCTTACGTTGATACCAGAAGGGGTCAAGGACGCAGGCCATTTATTGATGCTCCACACTTTGAATTGATTTAAGGATATATAATGAGCGTATTTCGTTTTAAACATATTGAAACTAATCTACCAGAACTCACAACAAAAACAATCGACAGAAAAAGATACTACATTACACCAGAAGGTAAAGAGTATCCATCCATCACCACTGTATTATCTAACAGAGGTAAGGAAGGATTATTTGCGTGGCGTAAACGAGTCGGTGATGACGTTGCAAACTACATTTCTGGTAAGGCTGCAAAACGTGGAACTGCGGTTCATCATATGTGTGAGGACTACTTGAATAATGTTTCATTTACCGAACCTAATTGGTGGCCAAATAAACAGAAAAACTTTCTTCCATTTTGTCTATTTAATCAACTGAGAAATGGAGTCTTACAACGTATAAATAATATTCATGCACAGGAATGTGGACTGTATTCAGATAAATATGGAGTAGCTGGTAGAGTTGATTGTATTGCAGAATATAATCAAGTGTTGTCTATTATAGACTTCAAGACATCTACTTCTGAACGTAATGATGAGTATAATGAGAACTACTACATACAGACCGCTGCCTATGCAGAGATGTATGAAGAAAGAACAGGTATACCTACAGACCAAATTGTTATTCTAGTGGTGACTGAGGACGGTCAAGTACAGGAATTTATAAAAAGTAAACAAGAGTACATACCACTATTAGAGGAAGCAATCAATGAGTTTAACATTTCATAGCGCAGCTGCAGAGAAAGTAAAAGAGATTATGGATGAAGATCCAGAGGTTACTGAAGATATAAGCTTGCGTGTATTCATACAGGGAGGCGGTTGTTCTGGTTTCCAGTATGGATTCACTTTTGATGAAACAAAAGACGATGATGAAGTGGTAGTCACAGATGGTGTAACCCTTGTGGTTGACCCGCTGAGTCTACAATACCTAGATGGTTCAGAGATTGATTATTCTAATGACCACTTTAACTCACAGTTTATTATTCGTAACCCAAACGTGCAAACAACCTGTGGTTGTGGGAGTTCTTTTTCAGCTTAGGGGTTGACATTACCTAGAGATATCTGTTAATATATATACTAACGTATTCGATGATGCGAGTTGGAGATTGTTTAGGACGGCGGTGCAACTCCGCCCACCTCCACCAAAAGAAGATTAGAATGTTAAAAGAAAGAGAGAACAGTGAAGATTTTGAAAAATGCCTCAAAATGGGGATTTCGAGTTTACATAATATGGAGTTTATGCGCCGATATTGCACTGATTTCTGGAATCATTTATCTAGTCTTTTTTTGAGGGGGGTGTACTTAGATTCGACTGGGCAACTAGTAGACAAGTGGAGAATACGAGGTTAACCACCTTAACGGTTAATATAACTGCCAACGATAATTGGTACTATGAGGATTATCGCTTAGCTGCGTAACCTCATCGGGGTTTTGGCCCACCTTGTTATCCAACGGGCCTCCTTTTATTATGAGATTCTTATGCAAACTTCAAAGACATTTTCACTCAAGATAGAACAAATTGCTCTTGAGAAAAACATAACGCACATGGATGCGGTGCTATGGTATTGTTCTAAAAATGAAATAGACCCTTCTACAGTCGCAAGACTAATCAACAAAGCATTGAAAGAAAAAATAGAAGTCAATGCAGCTGATTTGAACTTCCTACCTAAGAAAGCTAAACTTCCGATATAGATGCAACCCGTAGATGTTTACTTAATGTATTGTGCAATGAAAGCACATTTTGGAAAGGGTGATTATGACTTTCATAGATTTGGTGGAAAATCCAAAGTCTCCAGAGATTCTTTCTACAAGAGAAATGACCGTTTGTTTTTTGTTCGTCTTAGTAGGAAATACAAAGAGTATGACTACATCAGAAACTACCTTGTTTCCAATTTTGTCAGGGCGAGTAGAGATGGTTGGATAGGACACTTCCATGAGAAAATTTATGAGGATTGGGAAAAGTATATGCAGAGCTTGACTTATAATTTTGAACAAGAGTTATCACCACACGTTGATGACTTTGAAAAACTGTTTAAAGTGCCAGAGGGTTCTCACCCAGTACTACTTAAAGAATACTTTGGTAAGCGTGTATCACTAGAGACACTAATCATACTGGACGAACTTGTTCAGTATGTTGACGATTGGGACAAAAAAATGTGGGAAGATATTTTGTGGCCAGACATAAAAAAATTGATGACTGACTACCAAAAGTTCTTGACAATACCCAAAGAAAAGTGTAAGATGGTATTATTGAAATTGATTGCAAAGGAGCAATAAGATGGACGTTAAAATGAGTGATGACACAAAAGATGTTATGATGCGTAGAAACGCATTTCTTGAAACTGATAACGAAAAACTCGTTAGTCAACTTAAAGAGCTTAAGTTTGATTGTGCAGAACTTCAACGTGATAATGAACAGATGCGAGAAAAAATCAAGACACTCGCAACTCGTACACCAGAATGGCCAAAGGGCTATAAACCAACAAGAAAAAACTTCAAGAAAAATGCCAGATAGGCCTTCGTTGGTTGAATTAGTAGATTACATGGGTAGCGATTTAACAGTCGTTAACGCTGCCCGTGTTTCCTTTGGTAAACGAAAAACACTGTTTGAGGACGGTGATGAAAAGTTGATCAAGTATCTTGCGAAACACAATCACTGGAGTCCATTTGGTCATTGTTCAGCACAGTTTCATATCAAGGCTCCTGTGTTCGTTGCACGCCAGTTAGTGAAGCATCAAATTGGTTTAACGTGGAACGAAATTTCAAGACGGTATGTAGATAATGAACCAGAATTTTTTGAACCTAATGTCTGGAGAGGTGTTGCAGACAATAAGAAACAAGGTAGTTCTGATGAATCAATTGACATTAATCCAAGAAATGATATGGTCAACGACTACCAACATGCATTAAATAGAGCAAAGTGGACGTATGAAGAACTTCTAAGGAAGGGTGTATGTCCAGAACAAGCTCGCATGGTTTTACCACAAAGTATGATTACTGAATGGTACTGGAGTGGAACACTGTACGCATTTGCAAGGGTATGTAACCTACGATGCAAACCAGACGCACAGCAGGAAACCAGAGAGATTGCAAACATGATTGACAAGGAATGTGGAAAACTGTTTCCGATCAGTTGGAGTGCATTAATTGGTTAGACAGATGGACAATGAGATTGCATTTGTTTATGGCAATGGTGAATCCAGAAAGGAATGGGACATCAATCAAAAAATTGAAAATGTTACGACTTGGGGCTGCAATGCAATCTATCGTGACGGTGTTGTAGATAATCTGGTATCTGTTGATTACAGTATGCAACAGGAGATATACGAATCTGGTTATCCATTAGAGAACACTTGCTGGTTTCTGGATTGGGACATACTACCACCAGAGTTTAGTGGATTAGAAATTATTAGGGAACAACATAAAGTTATTCATGAAAACACACCAACTGATGAAGGATGTGTTGTCAACGGTAAAGACGATGGTGATTTGTATATCACTTGGATAGCTGGTGAAAATGGAATATGTGATATTCCATATCCCAAAAATTGGAGCTCAGGTACAACCGCAGTTCATCTTGCGTGTCAACAGGGAGCAACAGAATTATTTTTACTCGGCTTTGATTTGAGTATAAATAATATTTACGAGGGTACTAAAAATTATCCTAAACAGGTGGAACACCCAGAGTGGAAACTTCAACTACTGACTACGTTCAAAGAATTTCAAGGAACAAAGTTTTATTGGATTGAACCACAACATCAGGTGGACTATTGGTTCCGTTCACTTGTAGATGATGATACTCTCGAAAATTTAAAATACATAGCATACGATAAATTTAATAAATTTAATACGTTAACATAAGGAGAAATATATGTCTTTAGACACACTCAAAAAGTCAAGTTCGCTTGACAAACTACTCAACGCAGTAAAAGAAGATTCTGCACCTCAAGATAAGAAGTCCTACAAGGATGATCGCTTGTGGAAACCAGTACTGGATAAGTCTGG